TCGTCCCTGCTCGACTCGCAGAAGTGGGGCTCCTACCGATGATCGATGCCGGGAAGCTCCGCGACCGCATCACCGTCCAGATTGCCAGCGGCACGACCAATGCCCTTGGCGAGACGGTGCTGGCGTGGAGCAACTCCACAAGCGTCTGGGCAAGCGTGGACGGCGTGACCGCTCGCGAGGCTCTGACGGCTGGCCAGCAGGAGGTGAGCATCACCCACAAGGTGCGCCTGCGGTATCTGCCGGGCCTCACGCAGCAGATGCGGTTTGCATGGCGTGGCCGCACGCTGGAGATCGTCAGCCTGCTCGAACACGGCAACCGCAGCGAGCACGAAGCGATCTGCACGGAGAACGTCGGCTAATGGCTGGCATCAAGGTCGAGGTGTCGTTTGACGACATCCAGCCCATCCTCGACAAGTTCGCCGCCCTGCCTGGGCAGGTGGGCGGCACGATGCTACGGGCCGCGCTCCAGAAGGCGATCGAGCCCGCCTTCACCGCCCTGGGCAACGTCACGCCGGTCGGCCCCACTCGCAACCTGTACCGTGCCCGCAATAAGAAGGTGGTCGTTTACCAGAAGGATCGCGTGGGCGTGGGCCTGGTCGGCTACACGCAGTCGGGCAAGGCCGACAACACCAGCGCGCAGGGCGGCAAGGTGCGTGCGGGCCGGGACCGGGCGTTTCACCAGTGGTGGATCGAGAACGGCACGAAGCCCCGCAAGATCACGACGCTGGCCAACAAGCCTTACCAGCGCCGCAGCAAGAACGGCCTGGTGCATTGGGTGAGCGGGCAGAACGGCTACATCGCCAGTTCGTTCAATGGGCTGGGGCCGTTCAAAATCCGCAAGCAGGGCAACTCGTTCACGACCAAGCCCGGCTATCCCAAGGCGTTCTTCGTGAAGCGGAGCCAGCCCTTCACGATACCGGCGACCCCGGCGGGCGGCGTGGCGCGGCAGCCGCCGGTGCAGACGGCGTGGCAGCGGTCGCAGTCGCAGGTGGCCAGCGTGCTCCGCGAACAACTCTCCCTGTCGCTTGAGCGGGCGCTGGAATCCATCGCCACCTTCTCGGGCAAGACGGTCTCGGGCTAACTGCAAGAGGCGGCCCGCCGCTGGCGATGATGCGGGCATGCCGCTGAAGAGCCCCGAGCAAGTTGTGCGAAATGCCCTGGTGACGAGCACGGCCGTGTCGTCGCTCGTGGGCACGCGGATTTACCCCGTGCTGGCCCCCGCCACGGCGGCCCTGCCGTTTGCGGTGTATCGCCGCAGTTCCATCCAGCGGCAGCAGACGCTCGCCGGGCCGCTGGGCCTGCCGACTGTGAACATGGAGATGCAGATTTACGCCACCACCTACGAAGGCGCACGCGAGGTGGCCGATACGTTCCGCTCGGTTCTGGATGGGTACGGCGGAACCTTGAACAATGTGGAAGTACAGAACGCTTCGCTAGAGCAGGAGTCGGACGACTTCGTGCAGCTGGCCGGGGCGGAATTGCCTCCGGTGTATAGCGTCACGCAGAACTACGCATTGACCTGGGTGGAGACCTGAAATGGCAAGCCTTTCGAGTGGTTCGGTAACAATCGGCGGCAGCACCGTGGCCGCCTATTCGGTGCAGTTCTCTGGCGCAGGGGGCGGTGCTGGCAACGACACGATCGACGTGACCACGCTTTCCGACAACCAGATCGTGACAATGAATCGCCCGCTGCGGGCTTCCGGCGCTGCCGGGGCTCGTTACTCCGTCACGGTTGAGTATTTCGGCACCAAGGTTTCTACGTCCGCCAGCACAAGCGTGTCGCTGCCGCTCGGCATTGGCGGCGCCAGCTGCACGGTGTCTTCGTCTTCGACCACCTACGCCGTGAACGATGCCGTTCGCGGTTCCGTCACCATCCTCGTTCCGTAAGGTGCATTCATGGCAAGTAGCTCACAGGGCAATCGCGGCTCTTTTACGGTGTGCGGCGTGGCGCTCACGGAGATCACTCGCTTCGTGGAGACCGGCAACAACATCGCCGCCACCGACAACACGATTGACGTGAGCCACCTGGGCGTGTCTGGCACCAGCACGATCACGATTGCTGCCTTGGCCGACCCGAACGCCACGGGCGGATCGCCCACGGAATACCAGATCGACTACATGGGCACGGCGTTGTTCTTCGTCGGCCAGACCGCCGCAGGCCAGACGGTCACGGCGGCCTCGCTGACGCTGGCGGTCAACGACGTTCCTCGTGGATCGGTCACCGTCTCCATCGGGTGACAAATGGCCGCGTCATCGCAAGGCTTTTCCGTCAATTGGGGCGGATCTGCACTGGCGGAGGTTTACTCCGTCACATGGCAGAAGGGCGGCGGCATGCCAACCGATCGCAGCGGAACGTGGAGCGATAGCCTCGGGAGTTTCTCCGTCGAGGCGTTCGCGCCAATCGGCGCGACGTATGGGCAGCGGGCATCGTTCAGCGTCGGCGGCTTGACAGGTTTTGCAGTATGTACCGGCGTGGGCGGCAGCGTTCAGGCGAACGACGCCCGGCGGTATTCGGCAACCTTTCAAATCGTGAGCTAATCAATGACGCTGACCAAGCAGCAGATTCTTGCGGCGGACGATCTCGGCCTGCTCGAAGTCCCGGTGAAGTCGTGGGGCGGGAGCATCTTTATCCGTGTGATGAGCGTGGCCGAGCGGGATGCCTACGAAAACGAATGGGTGCGCTCAAAGCAGACCGGCGTGGACAACTTCCGCACGAAGTTTCTCCAGAAGGTCATCTGCGACGAGAAGGGCGAATTGCTCTTCACCACGCCCGAGGACATTGCCGCTCTGGGCAAGAAGAGCGCCAAGGTGATGGGCCTCATCTGGCAGAAGGCGATGGAGCACAACGCCCTCACGGAAGAGGACGTGCAAGAACTGGGAAAAGCCTAAACGCCAGGCCGACGCGCCGGTTCATGTTCCGCCTGGCGGCCCACCTCGGCATGACTGTCCGCGAACTCGGAGAGCGGATGGACTCTCGCGAGTTTGCCGAGTGGGTGGCGATGCACCGTTTCTTTGAGCCGCTGCCCGATCCGTGGAGGCAGACGGGGCTGCTAGCCTCCGCATCTCTTGCGCCATACTGCCCTAAAGGCCGCACGCCCAAGGCCGAAGACTTCGTGCCGGTCGAGACGCCGAAGCAGCACGACAACCAGATTGCCGACGCCATTGAGCAGGCGAAGGCTCGCATGGCGAAGAAAGGCTCCGCGTAATGGCTACCGTCCTCGGCTTGGCAATGAAGATCACGGCAGATGCCAGTGGTCTCCAGAAGAGCCTGACGCCGGTAGATCGGGCGCTCCAGAGACTGGGGGAGCAATCAAGCGCGTCGGCTGCGCTGTTTGACAAGTTCCTGGGCAGCACGACCGGCGCGGCGGCGGCACAGCGGCAATTTGCCACCGATGTCGCATTCCTCACAAGCGAACTGAAGCGAAACCTGCGAACACCGCAGGAATTTGCGGCTGAGTTTGAAAAACTTCAGCAGGCAGCCAGAGCCACAGCAGACGCTTTTGCGGAAGGCGCGCGACTCACCGAGGAAACCCTAACTGCCGAGGAGCGCCGGGCCGCGAAGCTCGAACGCATTAACGAGCTATTGCAACTCGGCGCAATGAAGGAAGAGGCCGCCGCTCGCGCCAAGGCGATTTATAGCGGAGAAACTGAAAAAGCGGCAGCAGCCGAGCGATCGCGAATTTCCGAGATGGCTCGGCTGCAAGCCGAAGCGGACGCAATCACAGAAAAGTACCTGAATGATGTAGAGCGCCGGGCGCGTGCAACCGAGAGATTCAATACGCTCTTGGGCTCAGGAAAGATCACAGAAGAGACGCACGCAAGGGCGATCGCTGATGTAAGCGGCGCAACGGCGGCAGCCGCAAGGGCGGAGGACGAACGAAACGCAGCCCTTGCGGAAGGAGTTCGCCTCCAGCAGCAGTACGGCGATCAGACGAAGATCGTTGCGGACGAGATCGCCCGATGGGTCGGCCTGCAAGAGTCTGGCGCGCTAGACTTGTTTGCGCTAAACAACGCCGCTATCGAAAGGCTTGGGATCGACAAGCAGGCGGCCGCGTCCGCAAGGCAACGCGCAGAATCCGTTGCGGAATCCGAGCGCAGGCAAGCCGATGCGTATACCGCTGCTCGCGCAGCAGAGGCGGCAGCGGCAGCTGAGGCTGACAGGCAGCAGGCAGCGTTTTTGCAAAGAGCGGCCCAACTGCAAGAGCAGGCCCGCACGCCGATGCAGCGCTACGATGCCGAAGTGCAAGAACTGCTTGCACACAAGAAGGCATTCAATCTCACCACAGAGCAATTCAACATTCTCTTGGGTGACGCCACGCAGCGCTTCGTCCGTGCCGAATCCGCTGCGAAGGGCTACGACGCGGCCGTGGAGCAGGCGGGCAAGAAGGGCAACCTTGCCTTCAACGAACTGGCGGGCACGCTGGCCGTCCTGCCGGGGCCGATTGGCAACGTGGCCGGTAGGCTCTCGGGCATTTCCAGTGCGGCCGAGGGGCTCAACCGCATCTTCTCCAACGGCGGCGGGATTGGGCAGTTCGGTGCCGCTATCGCCGGGCTCGTGAATCCGACGACGCTGGCCCTTGGTGGGCTGGCTGCGTTTGGTGCTGGGGCCGTGGCCGTGGGCCGTGGGCTCGTGCAACTCGAAGGCGAGGTCGAGCGGCTGGGCCAGTTGGCCGAACGGCTCGGCGTCTCGTTTGGGTTCGTGCAGGTTCTGGAGACGGCCGCGAACCAGACGGGCACCAGCGTCGAGGCGCTCGGCGGCAGTTTCACCAAGTTCCTCCGCTCGGTGGACGATGCCCGCGATGGCGGCAAGAACGCTGCCGCTGCGTTCAAGACGCTCGGGCTGAGCACGGAGGACGTGCGGAACGCCGACCCTGAGACGCTCTTCACGCAGTCGGCCGACGCCATCGCTCGCATTGCTGATCCGGCGAAGCGTGCCGCCACGGCCGTGGCCCTGTTCGGCAAGAGCGGTGCCGAGTTGCTGCCGGTGTTCCGGCAGTTGGGTGCCGCTGCGGTGGACTTGGAGCGAATCGGCGGGGCACTGACCGACCGGCAGCGGGCCGAGATCGACGCCTTCGGTGATTCGCTGGACCGGCTCGGCGTTGCTTCGCAGGGGCTGAAGCGGCAACTCACGGCCAACTTCGCGGGCTTCGGAAAGATTGTGGCGGATGAGACGGCCGAGGCGATTGGCGGGCTGAACCGATTCATCCGCGACCTCGACGACGTTGCGAACGACAAGACATGGGCGGGCTTCCAGAAGTCTGCCGACCGGCTGAAGTTCGACCGCGAGATCATCGCGAGCCGCGAGCAAATGGCGAAGTCGCTCCAAGAGGGCCGCACGAACGCCGCGATTGCCGAGCTGGTCAACTCGCTCGGCTTGGCTGGCGACGGTTCCATCAGGCTTTCCGGTGATCTTGAGAAGGCACAGGCCCAGGCGGCGGCCCTCGGCAACAACGGCACCAAGGCGTTCCTCGGGTTCGTGAAGTCGCTGGAGGACGTGGCCGCTGCCGCCGAAGGGGCCGGGCTCTCCGAGGAACAACTGGCCCGTGCCGTAACGGCCTCGCGACAGGACTTCGAGAAGCAGATCGAGTTGCTGGGCCGCGAGGCTGATGCCCAGCAGCAAGCCGCCGACGCCGCCAAGAAGGCCGCCGAAGATCGCGTGCGGGCTGCGGAGCGGCTGGCAGAAGCAGACCGCCAGCGTGCCGACGCCTTCATAAAGCAGAACGGCCTCGGCAACGAAAACGAAGCCGCCGAGAACCTGCTGGCGATCACGCGGCAGATCGACGAGGCCGAGACCGCCATCGTGCAGGCCCGCGCCAAGGGCGACGCAGAAGCCGAGAAGGCCGCAATGCGGCGGCTCCAGATTCTCGACCAGGCCCAGGCCGCTGCCCAGGACACGCTCGACTTCGGCTTCAACGCCAACGACATCCAGCAGGCGATTCGCGGCGCGCAGGACGAACTGAATGCCGTCATCGCCAAGGCTGGCGAGTTTGGCCAGGCGGGCGTGCAGGCCGGGCTTGAGTTCCAGCGTGGGATCGAAAGGGCGAAGGGCCAACTTGAAGGCGGGCTCATCGGTCCGGAGGGCTTCGACGCAGCCATTCAAAAACAGCAGCAACTCTTCGACGACCGCATCAAGCGGCTCGAGGAGATCCGCAACCTCGAACTGCAAATCATTGAGGAGCGGGCCAGCGTCGAGGAAGACCGGCTCGCCGCCCTGCGTCGCACCGCACAGCAGCCGCTCCAGGTTGCCGACATCCGCACCCAGGAAGGCGCATCGGAACTCGTGCGGCTGGCCACGGGTCGCGAAGACCCGGCGATTGAGGAATACCGGAAGCAACTTGACCAGTTGCGGAAACTGGAAGCCAAGCTCGACCGCTTGGGTGCCGTCCCCGTCGAAATCATGGGTGGATAATGGCAGTTACCGGATCACGCGAACTTGGCCGCTCTTTTTCGCACCGCTTCGGCGAAAGCCCAACGGCGCAGATCCGCGTGGCCTTTGACCTTGATGGGGCGACGCCCACGCAGAGCATCCTCAGCGGTGGCGGATACTTGCACGGCACGGCGCACCCCGAATACGGCTACATGCTGTGCGTTGATGGGCAGGTCACGGAGTCGAGCACCTACAAGGCCGAGGCCGTGTATTCGTTTGCCACGCCAGCGGAAGGCACCGGCGGCTTCGTGGCAAGCCCTCTTTCCCGCCCCGACGTGTGGAGCTTCTCCACGAGCGGCCTGTCGGTGCCCACGTTCCGCTACTACAACGGCAGCGGCAATGGCGACATCAAGCCGCTTGTGAACTCGGCGGGCGACATCATTGAGGGCGCGCAGGCGATCGAGGGCGAACTGCGGGCCACGGTGTCTGGCAACCGTGCCGCGTTCCCGCTGGCCACGGCCGTGGCGGTGACGGGCTGCGTCAATTCGGACACCTACGCCGGGGCTGCGCCGCACCGCTGGCTGTGCAACGGCATCAGCGCGCAGAAGACGACCGAGGTGGTCAACGGTACGCAGGTCACCTATTGGCAGGTGACGGCCGAACTCTCGTACAAGGCGAGCGGGTACAACCTTTACCTGCCCAATGTCGGGTGGAACTACCTTGAGGGCGGCACCAAGAAGCGGGCTACAGTCAAGTACAAGGACGAAGCTGGCGTTGAGACCGACGTAGCTTCTTCCAATGTCGTGGCGCTCACACAGGGCGGCGGCCTGCAAACCTCTGGCGACGTAATCATCTTGGAGCGTCGCGTGAATCCTGCCGTGGCATTCGCCACCTACTTCGGCACGCCTCCCACGTCCTGACCGAGAGGCACCGCGATGACCCGCAAGGCAGACGGCAAGCCAGCCCAGATCGAGCGCATGGCCTTCACGCGCCCCGCTGCGGAGCGGATTGCCAAGGTGGTACGTGAGGTCGAGGCGGGCGACCGCGACCAGCCGGGGATCACGTTCGGCTCGGCAATGGTCGCCCCCCGGACCTTCCGCATGGCGACCTACACCGGCGCGTGGTCGATCAACGGCACGAAGACGGTCACGCTGCGCGGCTCGACGGCAACGCTGAGCGCGACGAATCTGTTCCTGAATCTGCCCGACAACGGGCAACGCAATTGCGCCGTGGCCAAGGACGGCACTGCGTGGCACTTGATTCAGTGGCAGTGGGATGCCTCCACGGCTCTCAGCAGCGCCACGCTCGGAGGGTCGCTGGAGTTTGGGCGCATCAACGTGCCTTCGCTCGGCACGGCCGCCACCGTTTCCATCTCCGTCACCACCTGCTCAACGGCGGCTACCTAATGGCACT